AAAGTTATACAAGGACATACCAGAGAACAAGCGCGAGTTAGTCGACGGCTTACTCGATCAGGCGGCAAGAATGAGGGTTTCACTCAATCTTTGTTGGCAAGACATAGCAGAACACGGAAGAACAGAGCTTCGGACAAGGACGAACGGCGAGGAAACGGAAGTCGAACGCGACGTTTCAAAGATTTTCACGGCGACCGACCGAAGTTATCAAACAATAATAAAGCAATTGAACGAGTTGTTGCCGATCGTGTCCGGCACGTCAAAGTTAGACTCTTTTATTGGTGGTGATAACTGATGTTTGCAAGTTATATTCACGAATACTACCAAAAGATAAAGGACGGAACAGAGGCGGCGGGACATTGGGTCGTCAGACTATACGAAATCATTATCGAAGGACTTGAAGACAAGTCCTTTTATTTTGAACCGAAAAAAGCGACAAGGGCAATCAACTTTATCGAAATGTTTTGTCACCATTGCAAGGGGCGTTCCGATTTAATCAAATTGGAATTGTGGCAAAAGGCTTTTATATCTGTTCTGTTCGGGATCGTTGACGAACAAGGGCTTCGACAATTCCGCGAAGTCTTCCTCGTTGAAGGAAGAAAGAACGGCAAGTCGGCATTAGCCACGGCGATTATGACTTATATGTCGTTTGCTGACGGCGAGTACGGCGCAGAATGTTATTGCGTCGCGCCAAAGCTCGACCAAGCAGACATTATATATAAGGCGTTCTGGGAAACGATAAAAAGCGAGCCTGACTTGTTCAACCTCATTAAATCGAGGAAGTCAGACTATTTTATCGAGTCGACCAATTCGACGATAAAGAAGATCGCGTTTAACGCCAAGAAGTCGGACGGCTTCAACCCTTCGTTGGTCGTCTGCGACGAGGTGGCGTCATGGACGGGCGACGCGGGCTTGAAACAATATGAAGTTATGAAATCGGCTCTAGGCGCTAGGCGTCAACCGATAATGCTTGCGATAACAACGGCGGGTTATGTCAACGGCGGCATATATGACGAACTGTTCACCAGAGCGACCCGTTTTTTGTTGGGGGATTCTAAGGAACGAAGATTTCTTCCAATCCTTTACACGATAGACGACGTGGAAAAGTGGAACGACATTAAAGAAATAGCGAAAGCAAACCCGAATTTGGGTGTTTCCGTGAAAGTCGATTATCTTCTCGAAGAAATCGCGGTCGCGGAAGGATCACTCAGTAAGAAAGCGGAGTTTCTTGTTAAATACTGTTGTGTCAAGCAATCGTCCGCGACGGCTTGGTTATCAACAAATGATGTCGAGAAACTTTGCGGCGCAGCTTTGAAAGTCGAAGACTTCGCACAAAACTATTGTGTTGCGGGAATCGACTTGTCAATGACAACCGATTTAACGTCGGCTTGTCTGGTGGTAGAGAAAGACGAAGAACTCTTCGTTCTTTGGCATTTCTGGTTGCCGTCGGAAAAACTCGCCGAGGCGATCGCGCGGGACGGGGTGCCGTATGACATATTTATACAAAAAGGGTGGCTCACCTTGTCCGGCGATAACTTCGTCGACTACAAGGGCGTTTATCAATGGCTTGTCGAGGCGGTCAAGAAATACCGCTTGTTGCCGCTTGTCGTTGGCTACGACCGCTACTCTAGCCAATATCTAGTTGAAGACCTGAAAGAATACGGGTTCAAGTGTGACGACGTATTCCAAGGCTTCAATCTTACGGGCGTAATAAGAGAATGCGAAGGGCTTATTAAAGACCGCAAGTTGCATATAGGCGACAACGACCTCGCCAAGATACATTTACTTGACACGGCGATTGAAGCAGACAACCGAAACGACCGAGTCAGGATAAAGAAAGTTAACACGAAAGTACATATTGACGGAACGGCGGCTCTACTTTGTGCGCTGACAGTTCGTCAGAAATGGTACAAGGAACTAGGAACAAGACTCAAAAATAATAGGGGGTAAAAAACGTGGGAATAGTTGACAAGATACTCGGCAGAACCCAAGCCGAGGCGGTCAAGGTTAAACAAGCGGGTAAAACGTTCGAAATGCTGACCGCTTACAAACCCGTTTATACTACTTGGCAAGGCAAGATTTACGAATCTGAACTTGTAAGAGCGGCAATAGACGCGAGGGCGCGTCACATTTCAAAGTTGCACGTTCAGTTTAACGGAGCGGGCGCAACGTCCTTTGTAAACAAGATCAAGAAGCGCCCGAACAAGTGGGCGACTTGGTCTTCGTTCCTTTATAGGGTTTCGACAATGCTTGATGTTGCAAACAATGTCGTTATCGTTCCAATCTATGACGACGACCTAAACCGCGTGGGAATCTGGGCGTTGTTGCCGAAGGAAGTTAAGATCGTTGAATACAAAGACGAATTATATTTGACATACGTTTTCAACGACAGACATACAAAGGCGGCTTGCAAACTGACAGATTGCGTTATCTTGAATCGTTTTCAGTTTGAGTCGGCGTTCTGGGGTGAGAATAACGACGCACTAGAACCAACAATGGATTTAGTACACCTTCAAAAACAAGGCATAAAAGAAGCAATTAAGAATAGCGGCTTTTATTCCTTCATTGCACAAGCCGACAACTTCTCGTTGGGTGAGGACTTGGCAGAGAGCCAAAGCAACTTCACGGAACGAAACTTCGGCAAGAATGCGAAGGGCGGCAAGGTTCTTGTATTCCCGCATGAATACAAGAACATTCAACAAGTTAAGCCGGAAGCATACAACGTCGACACGACACAAGCTCAGTATATCCGAGAGAACGTCTTTAATTACTTTGGTGTAAGTCAGGAAATCATTCAAAACAAATGGACGGGCGAACAGGGCGTCGCGTTTTACGAAGGTTTCGTCGAGCCGTGGTCGATTCGTTTTTCTGAGGAAATGACGTTCTTTGTTTATTCCGAACGAGAGATCGCGAACGGGTGTTCTGTCTTTGCGGGAACAAACCGCATTCAATATATGTCAATGAATGACAAGAAAGCAATCTTGGAAGTCGGAGGCGACCGCGGATTCCTGAAAGTGAACGAGGCTAGAGAGATATTAAACCTTGCACCACTTACGGAAGAAGAGGGCGGCGAAGCAATCTTCATTCGTGGTGAGTATTACACCATAGATTCGAAAATGGCAGACGAAGAAACGGAGGCGACAGACAATGCCAATAAAGAATGACAGAGAATACAGAAACTTTTCGAATTTTATCTGTACCGAAATTGTGGAAACCAGAGCCGAGGGCGAGGGCGAAGAAAAGACGCTTATCGTTGAGGGCTACGCTTCAACTTTCGACACTTACGATTTGTTTACTTTCGAGAACGAAGTATATCGCGAGAGAATCGAAAGAAACGCATTCGACGACGCGGATATGTCCGACGTTGTCTTCCTCAGAGATCACGCGGGCACAGTTCTTGCAAGAACCAAAAACAACCTTGTAAGTCTTTCCATTGACGACAACGGCTTGTTCACCAGAACGGATTTGTCGAAGACAGAATCCGCCCGTTCTATGTATGAAGACATCAAGGCGAAGAACTACACTCAAATGTCTTTTGCTTTCATTACTGACCGCAACGCGGAAACGTGGAGCGAGGAAGAAGAGAACGGCAAGAAGATTTATACACGTTCAATAGGGCGAATCAAAAAGCTCTTTGATATATCGGCGGTATCATTTCCCGCAAACCCTTATACCGACATAGGATTGTCGGCGCGTTCACTCTTCGACGGAGCGATTGAAGAGTTACGGGCGGAGCGACTCGCAAAAGAACAGGAAATAAGGCGTAGAGCGGCAATCGCTTTAAAAATCAAAATGAAGGGAGTTTAAGTTTATGACTCTTGAAGAAATCAAGGCATTAAGCGAAGACGAGATCAAGACAAGAAAGTCTGAAATCGACTCTATTCTCGAAAAAGTCGTTAGCGGCGAAGACACAGAAACAGACGTTGACGCATTGAACGAGGAAGTTCGAGCAATGGACGAAAGACTTGTCGAGCTTCGCAAAGTTGCCGAGGAAAACAAAGACGACTTGAAAGCCGTAATCGACGGCGAGGGCGTCGAAGTAAGAAACGACCTTGAACCAAAAATGGAGGCAAAGAAAATGACAGACGTAAAAGAAATCAGAAACAGTTCCGCATATATTGACGC